TGGAATATCTAAACATCCCGACAGCGAGCGCAAATGAAAATGAAGTTCGCCGCTTTATGGATGCCGCCACCGATCTTGCGGAGCAATATACCGGCATCATCCTTGGTCGCCGTACTTTTACAAATGAACTTTATGATGGAAGCGCAATGAATGCGAGTGGTGAATTTATTCGAATTCGCAATCCAAAGGTTATTTCCATCACTTCAGTTTATGAAAATGGCGCTTTGATTGGGGCAAACGCTTATTCAATTGATCCAACTGGTCAGCGTGTTTATCGCGTTGGTTCCGACACCCTTTATTCCTCAAATTCTTATGGATATTGGGCGCCAGGAATGAACAACATTTCCATCACTTATGTTGCCGGTTATGTAAACCCACCAATGAGCGCCAAGCAAGGCGTTCTTGAAATCATTCGTCACTTATGGCAAACCCAAAGAGGCGCAATGAATGTGATGGGTCGCGTTCAAACTGGTGATGAAATGTATTCATCCGCAACCTATTCACTACCTCGCCGAGCAATGGAATTGCTTGATCCAACTAGCTTGCCAGGCTTGGCATAATGGCAACCTCAGCACTCCCTTCCTTTACTTCGGCAGTTCTCACCGCCTTTCGCAATGCCTCATCACTTTCGAGCATTCGGATATTTGACGGAATCGAAATTGATCAATCTTGGCCAGGCGATGCAATAGTCGTCGGCACTGATGGAAGCATGGATGGCGATGATGTAATCGCTGGCTCAGCTCGTCAGGAATACAAACAACTCGGTGCGATCTCTAAGTTTGAAGATGGAACCTTGACTTGCGCTTTATGGTCTGCCAATGGCGCTTCCGATCTAACTTCTCGCCGCACTCAAGCATTCGTCACGCTTGGCAATGTCGAAACTGTTATTCGTTCGGATGTAAGTTTTGGGGGAGTGGTTATTTATTCAGGAATTGATTCTCATCAAATGTCTTATCGTCAAACCAATGCAGGAGCGGCAGTCGTCATCACTTTCACACTCAGTTATCGCGCAAAGATATAGGGAGCAAATCATGGCAAAAATCAAAAATGTGTCGCCGCTTGGCGATCTAATTATTCCAGCGCTCGGAATCACCGTTGCTGCTGGTGCAATCGCTGATGTTTCTAACGAAGCAGCAGCATCTCTTCTCGAACAAACAAGCAACTGGCAAGCGGCTGATCAGGCGGCAGCTTCAACATCCACCCCTTCAAACGCAGCGCCGGATTCACCGGCTGCCTCAGCCTAATAGGAGACCCCAATGGCAATCGGTTCCGGTATTGGTTCACAACTTGGCATAGCAGCCGAGACAACCTTCAACACAAATGTGACTGTCACTCGATTTTATGAATTCACAAATGAAAATCTAAAGTTCAACAAGAAAGTTGCAGTCGGCATGGGACTTCGCGCCGGCGGTCAACTTCCTCGCTCAGTTCGCCGAGTGGTCACAACCACCGATGTGAATGGCGATTTTATGCTTGACCTTCCAACTCGCGGTCTTGGACTTCTATTGTCTCAAGCGATGGGAACTTCACCAACAGCAACCACAACAACAACTGGTGTCTATTCATATTCTTTCACCCTTGGCGATGTTTATGGTCGATCATTCTCAGCTCAAGTTGGCGTTCCTCAATATGGTGGAACCGTTACTCCAAAGACAATCTCTGGCGCAAAGATTTCCTCATTCGAATTGGCGGTTGCCAATGGTGGAATTGCGACAGGAAAGTTCAATGTTGATGCCGCTTCAATGACAACTGGTATCTCTTTGGCAACTGCCTCATATTCAACAACCGGCAACTTGTTCAACTTCTCACAAGGCGCAATCACCGTTGATGCAACTCCTGTTGCGAATGTCAAGGATTTCACACTTACAGTCAACAACACTCTCAAGGTAGATCGTTACAACCTTGGCGCTGCTGGCATAAAGGCCGAGCAACCAATCAACGGCTTCCGCGTAATTACTGGCAAGTTGACTGCTGAATTCACAGATGCAACTCTGTTCAATAAGTATCTAACCGATTCCGCAGCAGCCCTTGTTCTTACATTTACTGGCGCAACCATCGCTCTTGGTCAATCAGAAAAATTGACCATCACAATTCCAGCCGCAAAGTTTGATGCTGATACACCAAATGTTGCTGGCCCAGGCGTGATTGATTTGGCTATGACTTTCACAGTTTATGACGATGGCACAAATGCACCATTGACCATTGCTTATCAAACAGCAGACTCAACACTCTAAAGAATAGACAGGGGAAACAATGTCAGAAAAAATTGCATTGCCGAGTGGCGGTTGGGCTATCCTTCGCGATCCAGCCGCCGTTCCGGTCAAGTTACGCCGACCAGTTGAAAAGGCTTTGCTTGCCTTGGGGCAATCACAAGCGAAAAATGCGTTGACCAATTCTGTTGATCTTTCAGATACTCAAAAGGCTGCCGAAGTTGCCGCATCAATCAATCCACAAATCCTTGATCAATTCAATGAACTCAATGATTTGCTCATATTGGCTCGAATTGAATCATGGTCATTTGACTTTCCAATTTCAAAAGAATCGCTTGGTGAATTCGCTCAAGCAGATTTTGAAATGTTGCAAGAAATTTCAGCCAAGGATGTCACTTCAATGATGCCGAAGTTTGGAATCAGCAACGATCCAGAGTCCCCGCCCAATCCCTCCGGCGCTTAGGTCGGGCGCTTGAGGGTGGCACTGTTCTTGGTTCACTTCCCGAACATCTGAGAACTTATCGGCTTTGTACTTTGCTCCATTGCACTCCATCTCAACTTGAAAACGAATCGGCGGCAACACTCGATTGGCTTCTTGAGATTGACGGGGTTTATGTTTCAACAAAAAGCAAGCTGATGAATGGAGAAGCGTGATGGCTGGAAGTTCAATCGTCAGTGCGTTGATTTCAGGAGTCAAAGATTTCAATACAGTTACTCAAGACATTGAAGACAGAGTTGCGCTTGCCACAATTGCTGGCATAAAGGCCAATCAGAATAAATTGAAAACCGCCATTCGAGCTAACTTGCGAGGCGCTCCAAGGTGGACTCAAAAAGGTTCAAACCGAATTACTGGCGCAAATTTTCAAGTCCCAAGCACTACTGGACAACATAATTCTCCGCGCTCTGGTGGCCCAGGCAAAATGACCGGCGTTATGTACAAGAGCGTTGGTGGAGTTCGATCACCGAAAAAAGGTTTTGATGGTTATTACACAGGCGGCGTTGGTATTGGTGCAAAACCGAACCGAGTCAAAAAGGCTCCGCTTGAAGCAAAGTTTCCTTATTTCAGACCAGCAGTTGAAAAAACCATGCCACTAATGTCAGATGTTTTTGATGTTGGTTGGGACAAAGCGATTTCAAGAATTGGAGGCATTCTCTAATGTCCATGCTTCCTCCAGTATTCGTTGAACTAAAAGCCAATGTTTCGGAATTTACCGCAGCAATGGGTGAGGCTCGCACTCAAGTTGCGACCTTAGAAAAAGAAGGCTCTGGCTCCTTTGATAAACTTGCCGCCTTTGGCAAGGCATCACTTTTTGCTTTGGGAACTGCCGCAGTAGGAGTTGGCGCTCTTAGCCTTGAAATGGCTGATAAATTTGAAGCATCTCATGCCAAATTGGAACAAGCTCTCAAGAATGCTGGCTCCAGTTTTGAGCAATTTGCTGAGCCAATTAGCAAAGCGCAAAAACAAATGGAACAGTACGGATACACCAACGCTCAGACACAAGAGGCTTTGGCAAATCTGACCACATCTTTGAAAGACCCAACCAAGGCGCTTGACTCTCTTTCCATCGCGGCCGACCTTGCAAAATATAAGCATGTTGATCTTGCGGAAGCATCAATCGCGGTTGCCAAGGCTCAAGAAGGCAATCTAAGACCATTGAAGCAACTTGGAATTGACCTTCCAATCGCTGCTGGTGGCGCTTTGAAATTAGAACAAGCAAACACCGCTTTGAGCAAAGCAACTGATGCGGCAAGCACTTTCCTTGCTGCTCATTCCGATGCTCTTGGTGTGAATAATAAATATCACGCCGCCTATGAAGCGTTGCTTGGCAAAGTTGATGATGCTCAAAAGAAAGTCAATGACGAATCATCTGCTGGCACAAAGATCATGCAAGGATTATCTGATGCCATTGGTGGCCAAGCCGCCGCATCTGCTGAAACTTTCTCAGGCAAAATGTTGGCATTGAAAGCCCAGTCCGAAGATGTTGCCAAGAACATTGGCATGGCTTTGATCCCTATCGTTGAAAAACTTGTGACCGCAATCAAAGATGTTGTTGATTGGTTTGGAAAGCACAAAGCGATCGCAGAAGCGCTTGGCATTTTGATTGGCACAACCTTGGTGATTGCAATTGGCGCTTATGTGGCATCTTTAGCAACAGCAGCCGTTGAATCGGCCGTCAGCTTCGCCACAATGATCGCTGGCTGGATTGGCTTAGGGGCTGCCGAAGATACAGCCACCGCCGGTGCGGTTGGTTTCAACTTGGCTACTGGTGGAATGGTTCTTGCAATTGGCGCAATTATTGCTGCCGTTGTTTTACTTGCGACACATTGGAAAGAAGTGTGGAGCGCGATGAAAACCGTTGTCTCTGATGTTTGGGATTTCATGAAAGATGTCTTTTCTTGGATTTCCAACGGAGTCAAGGGAATGGTCAATGGAATGATTGACATAGTCAATGCCGGCATCAAAATGGTTGATGCGATTTCATTTACTTTGCCAGCAATTCTTGGTGGCGGTCACATTGGCTTCAATATCCCATTGATTCCTCACTTGGCTGATGGTGGCATCGTTACTTCGCCAACCGTTGCCTTGATTGGTGAAGCGGGGCCAGAGGCGATTGTTCCACTTTCAAAAATGGGTGGCATGGGTGGCGGCATAAACATCACAGTCAATGTTGCTGGCTCGGTAGTTCAAGAACAAGACCTTGCAGTTTCAGTGCGCGATCAAATTGCAATTCTAATGCGCCGCAGAGGTTTGAATCCATCAATCTTGGGAGTCTAATCAATGGCACTTTATGATGGCACAAATGCGCCAACAATTACCGTTGAGTTTGATATTTCCAAAGAAGGAACTTTCACACTAGGAATTTCCCCACTTGACGGCCTTGATGTTCTTGGCACTGGCGGGGTCAATTGGTCAACAGTTCCGACAAATGACATTCGCTCAATTTCATTGCGCCGAGGTCGCACTCGTGAGGATCAAGCAGTTCAAGCCGGAACTTTGGCACTAACTCTTGAAAACCGAAGTGGTGCTTATGATCCCGACAACACTTCATCAATCTATTTTTGGGATGGCTATTCCATCCTTTCGGCTGGACTTGGAGTTCGAGTTTCAGCAACTTGGGCTTCAACAACTTATGTGATTTATCGCGGTTATCTTGAACAACTAGATGTTGATGAATCTCTTGATCCAGTTGCCGCTTTCCAGTTTACCGATGCACTTGCCGCTATCGGTCGCCGTTCTTTGGCGGCGGTTGCAAGCTCTTATGCTGGCGATACCACTTCAGTTCGAATGGGCAGAATACTTGATGCAATCGGTTGGGATGCTTCACTTCGCAATCTTTCGGGATCGCGCACAATGCTTGCAACAACTTTAGGCGATACAGCTCTTTCCTTATCTGACCAAATCTCGCGTTGCGAATTCGGTCGATTCTATGCAGACCGCCAAGGAAAATTGGTTCTCTTGCCTTATGAATCAACCTTTTCCACACCAACTCGAATTGCGTTTTCTGATCAGCGAAGTGCCGGAACAATTGAATATGACACCATTCAAACCAACCCTGGCGCAAAGTATCTTGCCAACTCGGTGACCTTGACTCAAAGCCCTGGCACTGTTCAACAATATGACAATGCAACATCACAAGCGCGTTATGGCGTGTACACAAAAACTTGGGATGCTCCATTGTCGGACAATCCAACGGCCGCAACTTTGGCACAAATTATCGGCGACCGGTATGCCTTGCCAAAGACTCGCGTTGATCGAGTGGAATTTGATGCCTTGGGAATTGATTCCGCTTCTTGGGTTCAAATGCTTCAAACCGATTTGGGAGACAATGTCACCGTTTCAAGAACGACTGTTGACTCTCGCTTTCGCATCTTTACAGCTTTGGTCGAATCAATTGAATTTGATTTGACTCCCGATGACTGGCGCGTGGGAATGAACTTATCTCCATCAGCCGGCGTTGCGTTCTTTACCGTTGGAACATCAACACTTGACGGTGTCGATGTCCTCTATTACTAGGAGAAAAAATGGCAGCAGGATTTCCAGCTAAGGGAACAGGTGGCTCATCCACATTCGTTTCAGGAACGGTGCTTTCGGCATCTGACTTGAATGACGGATTTGGAACTCTGAACCTACTTTCCCCAGTAAGCGCAGCAGGATCAGCAACAGTTCTTTATCAATCTTTGATTTCCGATTCAACTGTGACCAATAAAGTTCGTTATGGTGACGATCTTCACATCATCCAAATCATGCAAGCAATCTAAGGAGAAAAAATGGCAATCTCACCAGTCGTCTTATTCCGAGGCGCGGCAACAACTACCACAACAACAGTTCTTGCAACTGTTCCTGCCTCGACAACTTATGTCGTGACAAACATTGCAATTGCTAACACAGCAGCCTCATCTGCAACGGCAACAATCTCCCTAGATAGCGTGGTCATTGTTCCAACTTCAACAATTGCAGCGAACTCAGTTGCGTTCTTTGATCTCAAGCAACCTTTGACAACAACAAAGACAATCACTGGCGGCGCATCCGCGACAACAGTCAACTTTCATATTTCTGGCATCTCTCAGGCATAAGGAGCAATCATGGGTCAAACAGTATTTCCAGCCGCAGGTGGCGGCGTAACTCAACGCGCTCAAGTATTCACATCCAACGGCACACTTGTTGTTCCTTCCAATGTTGTCGCAATGCAAATTGAGATTGCTGGTGGTGGAGGAGGTGGCGGTGGCGTCGGCACTGGAGGCGGCTATGGCGGCGGCGGCGGTGGTGCGGCTTATTACAACCGACTCTATCCAGTAACGGCTGGCGAAACTCTTACTGTAACAATTGGCGGCGGCGGTGCTGGTGGAGTTGGCTCTGGTGTTTCTGGACCACAAGGCTCAGTTGGAACTGCAACAACAGTTGTTGGTTCAACAAGTGGAACTGTTATTTCGGCAGCAGGTGGGGGTTATGGCGGAGGAAGTAGCAGCACTCCTGCTGGCGCTGGTGCTTGTGGTGGTGGTAGGGGTACTGCAACAACAGGCACTGCTGGCGGCGGTGGTGGTATGGGTTCAAGCGCTCTCGGAGTTATTACTGCTGCCTTGAATGGCGGCGTATCAGCATTAGGAACTGTCGGCGGTCATGGCGGCATAGATACCAACCAGGCTGGAACTATGGACAGACCAGGCGTTGGAATAAATGGCTTATGCGGTGGCGGTGGCGGTGGCGCTTCTGCGGCTACTCTTGCTGGCAATGGCGTTTCAGGAAGCGGCGCTGGCGCTGTCGGAATCGCGGCAGGTGGCACAGCAACAGCAAACACAGGCTCTGGAGGTGGTGGTGCTGGTAATTCTGTGTCAACAGCAACCACAGGTGGCAATGGCGGTTCAGGACTAGTCAGAATGGCATGGTGGCAATAATGGCACATTGGGCAGAAATAGATTCAAACAATAAAGTTCTCCGAGTTCTTGTCGGAGACAATAACGAACCAGATGAAGGTCTCGGTTGGTTGAATGAGAACCTTGGCGGCACTTGGGTCAAGACTTCTTACAACGCCAAAATCAGAGGCAAATTCGCTGGTGTTGGTGACACTTACGATGCGACAGCAGACAGATTCATTGCTGCTCAACCTTATCCATCTTGGAAGTTAGACAAAGATTTCAGTTGGCAACC